GGCATCCCAAGTTCTAACCTGATAAAAAACATCTGTGAAGTTGACCTTTGCGTCATACGCCATGGTAATAGCAAGTTCAATCAACTTCATCTTTTCTTCAAGACGATCAACAAGTTGCACGTCTTTGATGTTGTATTCTACAAACTTCTGCCAATCATTGGTATAAAACTCCTTAAAAGTATCATACTCAGTGTGGTCAAGTTTCTTCTCACCAAGTTCAACACTTGCGATATGATCTAGCGAGTATCTTTCTTGATTAGTATAAGTAAATTTCTTATATAGATCAAGATAATCAAGAATAGTAATTCCAGCGATATCACACACCAAATGGGATTGCCCTTTAACATGCATCTCCTCCTGCGAAACAATCTTCCAAGGAGAAAGTCTTTTCATCTCCTTAGGACTAAGAACTTTTTCAAGTCTTCCAACAATGTATGGGATGTCATAAAGGGCACAGTTCCATCCAGTAATTACTTCTGGAGGATTTTCTTCCCACCAACTGAGAAATTTAGAAAGCAGTTCTTTCTCATCCCAACATTCAAAATATTGAACATCAGGGTTTGAATTATTAAATTGTCCGATACCCCAAGTATAAATTTTCTTGGTACTATAGTCTTGAATAGTAATCGCTAGTACCTTTTCAACACACTCCTTTACTGTCGGAAATCCATTCTCAGATGAAACCTCAATATCGATTGTTACCAGTTTAATCTTAGAGAGATCAAACTGGACTTCATCCTCAGGATACTTATCTGAAATGTATTGATAGATATAACGATTGTTGCCGTAGATAGTAAAATTATCTACTTCAGAATATTTTTTATAGAACTCTCTACAGTCACGAACTCCTCCTGGTCGAATTTCTTCGACGTAGTGACCTTCTAAAGTTTTGTATTTTGTTTTCTTGTTAGAAGGCACGAAGAGAGTGGGACAATATTTTTCCCGCTCAATAAAGTGCCTTCCATCTTCATATCCACGAACAAGAAAGTCGTCACCGACCATCTGAACATTAGTGTAGAATCGCAAGTTAATTACTCCGTTGCTTCAAGATACGCTTCCAGTAGTTCTGGTCTGGGTTCGACTATTGTAACAATGTAATCAGAGAAAATCAAGATCTCGTCATCATTGGTAAGATCCTTCCAAGGATAGATCTCGTGCTTGGTCCTGTACCCAGTTCTACCAATTTTTACTAGAGGTCTTTCTTCCCATTCAACTTTCCAATCTTCATCATAATCATAAACTTCATCAATTTGATACGGTTTAACTAACTTGCAGTTAGGAACATTAAGTTCGTAATCAACCCTCAGTTCCTGAATCTCCGATATCATCCAATGATGATTCTTCAGTAAGAAGCACTTCACCACTTTCTGAGGATTCTCCTCCAGTTGATCCATCATGTCGATCATCTCCTCTTCCATCTCTCTTCTCCAAATAAGAATTTACAATGTCTTCATGTGCTGCGTAATGGGTGACAATCCAATCGGTTCCAATAAAAAACTCTTTATCCGTAGACAGAGGTGCCCAGGGATAGTAAAGAACTGAAAGCGATGGTCTATCCTCCTCAAGCAGAACTGCAGGTTCTGTAAGTTTAACCACGTATGGTTTAACCAGTTTAATAGCAATAATTTGATCCCTAGTTTCACCATCAGGTTTTTCTGGATCTACAGGAACTTGCTGAACAACTTCCTGTACGTCTGCAATGATGTCTTCACCAGACTTCAGTGTAAGAATTCTAATTGACATAATGTTCTAATGATAAACTCCTATCTTGTATTTTGGTAATGTAGTTGGATAATTTTTCTAAGTATCCATTGTTTCGCAACTCTTTAAAGACTAAATTTTCAATAGAAAATTCGCCTCCTTTGCGAATTGCTGATGATCTCATATCACGAATCTTATCTTTTAATTTTTTAAATTCAGATACATCATCAGATTTGTGGCGGATTAGAAAGTCAATCTTATCCATCATAGCACGAGTCTTGCCTTTTAGCAATACCTCATCAATGACCAGAGACCCTCTTTCAGGAGTCGCTAACCACTTATTAAATTTGACCGAATAGACTCCCTGATTGGCAGGTCTCTCCTGACCTTCCTCCTCAGCATAAAGTTCTACGTCATGTCCGTAAATTTTAATATCGTGGGTCAAAGACCACAAACGTTTTTTATCTTTCAGATAATCATCAATCAAATCTGGACAATCTGGAAGTTTGTTTTTATCTACAACTAAATGTAAATCTATATCAGAATACTCTGTGTAATTATAGTTGGCATTACCACCAACAAATATAATATCTTTAATTGAATTTTCTGGAATATTTGCAAACTTAGACCACTCTTTGGCAATCTGAATTAACCTCATTCTAACTTTTGGATCTAACTTACTATCAGACCAAAATTTAGAATTAAGTTTGTCGTGGTATTTGAATGTGATTTTCTGATCAACAAACTCTTGTAAGTTCATTTTTATTTTTATTTAGATAAAATGGGAGGCATTGCTGGTTTTTGCCAGCACCTCCCATGGCATAGCGACGACGATATTCACCTATATTTATAGATAGTCTTTACGCTGATGGTGCTCTGGAATAACTCTACCGAGAGTTACAACTAGTAACCCATCCTCAAATACAACTGATCTAACTTCCGTTTCATCTGAGAGTGTCCAAGATCTGGAGAAAGATCTCTGAGCCAATCCTCTATGGAAGTATTCTCTTCCACTTTCACCACTTTCATCCCGATTTCCTTCGACAAAAAGTTTTCCGTCTTGCGTGTAGACATTTACCTCTTCCCTCTTGAATCCTGCAAGTGCTAGTTCAAGTTTTGATTCTGCGCTGCTTACTTGAACCAAGTTGTATGGTGGATAGTTAGATGCCGTCTCATGTAGAGTTTTCAGACGATCAAAATAACTATCTAAACCAATACTGTATTTATTTATACGATCCATGAGCGCAGGAAGATCCGACGCATTATAGCGGGTAATGCTTGTCATTATTGTAGCTCCTTAAAAGCGAGTTTGTGTTTTGTGGACCCCGAAGGCATCCAGTAATATTTAACCATAAAACGAAAAAAAGAGGTAGGGTGACAACCGTACCTCTTTATGGGGGTTTCCGACCAACGTAGAGACTGCACGAAAAGTCGCTACATCATTATTTATCAACCCTCTTCTTTTTTCTTTTTACCAATGTTGTATTTGGTTTCAAGAACCCATTCACCTTTGTCTTTAAACGACAGAACTTTAATTTGATTTAGAGGAGCAATATCCTGAATCTTCTCTACATCAACTACAGTAATCAATCCCCAGTCAGCAATGAGTTGCGTGATTCTATTTCTGCGTTGGACATCATTGATAGTCAGGTTAGCATGTTTACCATCAAGAGCAAACAACTCCTTGAAGTGAACGATATAATACTTACCTTGTTTGTGCAGAATATGACAAGACTGGTACAGTTTCTTTTCTTTGCGAGATGCTACACCAATACGAGTCAAAGTCTCACGAACCTTGAGAAAATCATCAGGTTCGTTTAAAACAACTTCTACCATTTGATCTTGAGACCAAGCAATTTCGGTTTCAGTCACAACACTCATTTTCTTCCTCCAATATCAAGTTTAGATTTAATAGATTCTATTTGTTCTTTATTTAGAATACTCAAAGCTTGCTTTGCTTTTTCATTACTATATCCATAGTAAGATTTGACTACTTCAAGATCTTTGATATTTTCTTTGCGTAACCAAGGAGAAAATCTTTTCTTGGTCCTAATACTATTTAGAAAAAAATCATATTGCATTTTCTTATCCAAATGTCCACAAAGATTCATTTCATTTGAATATAGAATTGTATCCAAAAATCCAGAGAGACACCTATTAATCACATATGGAGAATACTGTTTCTCAGTGTCAGGATCTTCATCAATAATATTAATTTTTGATTGATTGATAGTGTTCAACCAATCTTTAAGTTCAACATTCATAAAAGGCACCTTTCACACCATAGGACATTTGTGCGATCATCATCGCAGATTTAATTTTCTTGAGTTGATCTTTATCAACACAACACTCTTGCAGACATTGATAGATCAAATTCATTTGATCATAATCAAGATGAACAGAATATTTCATCGGATAATCTCCAAATCCTTTCCAGGTTTCCACAATTCAAGTTCATACCTAAGACGATCTTCACTCTTTAGTTTTTCATACCTCTTGGTTGCTTTCTTTTTCCACCATTCAATGACTTGATCTGGTTCATAACCAAACTCTGAAATATAATATCTCTTCTTTTCAGTCAGAGTTTTTGCATGTTCAATACAAGACTTGAACTCTTTCAACTTCTCTTCATCCTGTAGGGATTTAATAATGATTGAAATCATCTTGGTTTGAATCTTCAACTTCTTAGAAGACTTATCTGCGGAAATCAAACGTTCTCCACCATTAGCATTATTATTAAACCACCAAAACATTTCTCTGAAATAATCGTCATGAAACAGTGGTAAAAATTTACTTTCAGTATCTCCTATGTGTCGTATAAAAGGTTTAAGACCATCATACATGGATACTCCTTTTGTAGTACCGTATAGTGAAGTTGTTTCAAAGTAATGAAGATCAGTTCCATATTTCTGATCAAATCTTCGCTTGAGTTCATTAGATGATGCAAGAAGTGCTAAAAGTTTTCCGCCAAGATAATTATATCCAAATGGTTGAACGGGGACAATATTGAAACCCATTACAAACTCTTTGTTGATTACTGAGAGCGGTAGGACTTCTCCAAAGTAATCGTTTCGTGGTTTAGAATTGATTGTAGGAGATCCAAACCTAACGACACCAATAACTTTATTTGTAGTGTCTTCAGTAACAATCCACTTCAAGGTTCTACCAGGAATTGCTTCCTCAATAGCGTTTGATGCAGTATCGTTGAGAATTTCTGAATAGAGTTCTTGGTTGTACTTAGACTTTGGTTTAGCAGAAGTATCAACTTCATGGATACTAAACTGCATTTCATTAGGATGAAGATCAAAATCTGAAAAGATTTGCTCTTCAGGTCCAAACAATTTACCAGTTGAATTTGACATCCTACTGGTTTTTACATACCTAAGATAATCATCAATACGATTAAACTTAGAGTAATAATTTATAAATTCATTCGCTGCCCAGACAGCGTTCTCAGGTGATAACATAATTAAATCAAAAACCCCTTTTCATATTCTAGCAGATCCTCAGGCGTTTCTATGATGTTTGTATCAAGAGGAACTGCCTCGGACCATCTACCATTTTTTTGTGGTCTGAAGTAAAGATTGATTCCTAGATGATTGTATTTTTTATCAGTAGGAACATAAACTTTGTATTCAGACCCCCTGTTGTCAGTCAGTCCAGCAAGAGAAAAGTTTTCATCTTGAGTTACCATGACTGTTCTACAAGATTCCCAAAAGAGATTTTCAAAAGCAGAGTAGTTTGTAAGATACTTTTCATGGTTATCCATAATCATCCTCCCAATAAATTGAGGTGATAAGCAATGATCGTAAACAGTCTTTTTTCCAGACAGTTTATTATTCAAAGCATTTTCACTTATCAATCCAGTAAAGTTAGACAACCCACAGTCAAAGACGTTGATGTAAAAAATGCGAGTTATGGGACGATAAAATTCTGGAGTTCCCCAGTCTTCAATATTTCCCCTAAGTGCATTGAAAGATGTTTTACAATACGCTCTCCAATCTTTCTTAACTCTCTTCATAATTAGTAGGATGATACTTCAAAAACTCCCAGAAAGTCATTTTCATTTCTTTCTGAGTCATACCACAATGTTCTGCGGCAGCAGGCAAATTCATAGTTGCATGAAACAATGCATAATTTGCCTCTTCTACATTTTTAGGAGTTGTCTTATTTGTCATTTAAAATTACACTCCACCATAATTTCAGTTAGCGCCGCCAGAAGGTTGATCTCTTGATCGGCAACAAATGCGATTTGATACTGATACTTAGCAATAATGAGGACAGCAGCAGCAATGCTAGGACCGTCCAAGGTGCTATAAAGAGCATCATAAACACGGCGAAGAAGTACACTAGGATCGTTGTCCAGATTATTAACGACCCATTTACGAACTTCGGTAAAATTCTTTTCTTTAAGACGTTTAATGAGATCATTGGTTTCAATTTCTACAAATTCTACAAGGATACCCGAATCAATCTTACCGCTTGAAGAATACCTCTGGCACTCATTAAGAACCCTCCTCCAGTCTGGAAAATGAGTATTAATAAGTTGAACAAGAACTTTGGGATCATACTCAACAGATTCTTGAGTAAGAATATTTTTCAGTCTATTGAAAAATAAAGAAGCAATTATTGGTTTGTTTTTCCCCTTAATAGAGAAATCCAAACAGGAACAACGGGAATGAAGCGGTTTAATGATTTTGTTTTTGTAGTTGCAGGTGAGGATAAATCTGCAATTGTTACTAAATTCCTCAGTAAACGCCCTGAGTAAGAGTTGTACATCATGGGTTGTGTTATCTGCCTCATCAATGATGATGACTTTGTGTTTAGCAGTTGACGTAAGCGAGAGGGTCGAAGCGAAGTTCTTCGCATTGTTTCGGACAGTATCGAGGAATCTACCCTCGTCGGATCCATTAATGACATAATAGTCAACTCCCAATTCTAAGCATAGTGCTTTTGCAATAGTAGTTTTACCAATTCCAGGGGGACCAGAAAGAAGTAGATTAGGAACTTCCCCCTTTTCTAAGAAATCTTGAAACGTCGTTTTGATTGATTCTGGGAGAATACAATCTTCAATAGTTTTGGGTCGATACTTTTCAACCCAAAGAAATTCATCACGCATGTTAATCATACCAAAGGTCTTTCAAATTGATTGCTGACAATATCAGTAGCACACATCATATCATACATATACGTTACTGCTGCACGAGGGACTGTATGATCCCCACAAGTAAATACATCACATACTGCCATTCCGTTCTCAGGCCAAGTGTGAATACTGATATGACTTTCTGCAAGGAGAGCGATAGCAGTCACACCCTGAGGATTAAACTTATGAGAAGACACATCAAGTAAAGTGCTTTTACAAACAT